GATCAGCCGTCAGTACGCAAGGCGCTGCGCCTCGCCTCGCAATGACGCCAGTCTCTGCGCCGGTTCGGTTCATCATGCTCAACAGGGCAGGGTCTATGCCAAGCGCCTCAGCAAAGCCTTGTTGCTCGTTCATGGTTAGGCCAAGCTGGCGAAACCGGCTACTAACCTCTGCCAGAACTGTTGTCGGTTGATTTAACGTAGCCGTTCGCGCCCCTAACACTGATCCCGAGCCGTGAAAAGTCCTCGCTTCCCTTCTGTGCGGCCTCGCCTATCTTTGCGGCCAAGCCACTGATGGACGAATACAATGCCTCGGTTGATGAGCTGGACTGCTCTGCAATGAAGGATAGTTCTTGGATCTTTTCAACAGATACGTCGGTTTGTGCGTTCAGGTCTATGAGCGGCTGTAGTGATTGACTTACACCTGTCACCCATTTGTTGATACCCACAACAGCAACGCCTAGAGCTGCGGTCATGCCGGCTAGTAGGCCGATGCTTTTGCCTAGATTGCCGTTGTAGTTTTCTAGGGGCCTGGTTGAGCCGGAAAAACTGAAGCGGGTGATGAGTTCTGTGACTTCGGCCATGCTGCGCGCCCATGCTGATTACATTTCAGGCAAGTATAGCACGACAGCGGGCCGTGTCACCGTGCCCGCTGCGCTTCGTTCATGTGGTACTTCTCGATAGCCGACGCAATCTCTTGATACTCTATCGCGTCTAAGAAGTCCCGAGTGTCCATCTGCCGTATATCGTCAAGCGTACCGTAACCATGCCGCACCAGTGCGTGCTCTATCATTGCCTGGTTGTCCAAGTTTGTACGTTTGATGATGTCAGGCCCCGGCAGTGGAGTCGGAACCGTTAGCCGCCAAGGTTCCCTTTCAAAAAAGGGAACGATATCGCGCCCAGCATCGTCACCGTAAAGGCAATATAGTCTTCAGGGTAATCTTCCCAGTGCTTAGGCGACTTGCTCAACTGACCGCCCTCAAACAGTACAGTTTCCATGATGACCTTCTCCACTGGCTCGAAGTCTGCCGAGTCCAGGAACGAGAAGTCACCGGATTGGATTTCACCTTGTCTTTTTGAAAAGAACGCGAACACGCGCCGGCGCTGGTTGTGCGTCATCTTCGTTAGCTGGTAGGCACGACCGCTTGGCATGGTTGCCTCTTGGTCGTCGTGTACGGCTTTCACCATGGCTAGTGCTGTGCTTTGTTCGGTCATTGCTATTGTCCTTGTTTAACTATTGAGTTTACCGGCTTGCACTTCTTTCCCACCTGATACGCTAATCCTACAAAAACATACACTATAAGGCTCATTAAGAGCCAGCCATTGTCATAGTTGCCAAGGTCCATATGCAGCAAGCCTATCGTAAAAAGGCCAGCCGGTGCCGCCAGTAGGCCGGACATGAAAGCCCTCAAGGTTACAGCTTGTCCGTTGTGGCAGCAAATCAGAAAGGCTACAGAAAAACCCCACCAATTGGCGGGGCTGTAAATCCGACCCTGTTAAAGGTTCCGCGATCCATTCCTAAACCGAATCGCGTACTCCTGCAAAGCGTTGCCGTCGGTGCTGGACTTGGTTGAAGTAGGCTGTGTGGTGACGCTGCCGTTCTCCAGAATCCAGGACTCAACGCCGCCAGTGCCGTCACGGCTGAAGCTCTCCTTCACGCTGCCGTTGACCAGTACCGGTGGCGACTGGCGCAGCAGGTTGTTCATAAATGCGTCTGACTCGCTGAAGCGCTGGACTCGCAACGTCAAGTCATGTACGCCACGGTCGCTGCGCTCGTTGACGTTAACGCCGCCGTTGATGCTGTTAACGTGTGAGGTGGCTGGGTTGGCTGGAGTGATGACAACGTAGTCGCCTTCTACCAGGTCAAGAATGGCCGTGCCGTTAAGGACAACGGTTGTGCTGTCTACTGCTAATGCAATGCCTGCCATGATGCGTGCTCCTTAACGGTTTACGTTGACGATGATGTCTACGGAATGAATAGCGCCGGCCAACTTAACCGCGCCCTGTAGTACAGGAGACTGTCGGGCCTCGCGTGAGTTCTGGGCCTGCGCTGCAAGTGATCCTGCCAGCCAGTAAAAGCCGTTGTTGCTAATGCCGCGACGGAAGGTTTCCAGATCGCCAAAGGTGTCAGGGCTTGACCATGTCCCGGGCGCAAATACGCCTGCGCGTACAAATTGCAACGTGGTTTTTTCTGCTTGGTCAATTAACTGGTTTACGCCGCGTGTGGTCTGCGGGGATCTTGGTGCTGGTTTGTTTGAGAAGGTTGTACATGTCGATTTGCAAGAAATCAACGAAAGCTATGAGGTTAAAGCGCTCATCAGTAAACCCGTTAGCCCCACTCGTCAAAATTGCAGGCGTTAATTTAATGGTCGTGTACAGGTCTAGGCCAACAGTCTGCGCCTGGTTAACCTGGGTCTGTGTGTATTCCTCTGCTGCCACTGACAGCTCTTTCAGATGCATTGTCAGCGCCGAGTTTTCAGCCGCAAAATTAACCGTGTGCGCCCGCGCCATGTACGATGCCGCCAGCTTGCGGTTGCCTGCCTTGCTAAACAGCATCCGATAGTTAGTCAGGCTTGACAGTTTGATGTCCCAGACCACGTTTGTCGGGTCAACAGTCAAGTTGGCCGGCGCGTCAAACACATCGTACTGAAGAACGTCGTTAGCCTGGCCCCACGTTGCCAAGGTCTTGGACTCTTCATCTGTTGGGTTGTCGATGAACATAGCGCCGCGAAACTTGACCTGGGCGAACAGCTCAGTGATTGCCGCCAGCTTGGTTTCAGCGGTTAGCGTTTCAGCCGCCGCGCCTTGAGTCAGGAAGCCGCCGGAGCCGGTAGTCAGCGCCAAGGTCTGGCCGATGAATGTTCCGGTGCCTGGGTCGCTTGCGAACGTGACGGTGCTGGATGCGCCGCTGGTGTCGCTTGTAATCACAACACGCTGATCACTGATTGACGCGGTTGCGCCGGTCAGCTCTGCGTCGATAACGTCCACAATCGCCGCCAGCGTGGTTGCGCTTTGGAAGTCAAGACCGGTTAGCGCTTCGGGTGTGCCGTCCACGTCCACGGTTAGGGTTCCGTCTGCTACCTGTTGTAGCGCGCCTACAATGGTCGCCTCGGATAGCTGTGCGCCGTTTAGGCTTGCCGATGTTGCCAGCAGGGTTTCTTCTGCACCGCGCCAATAGCCGATGACCAGGAAGCCACCCGCGTTGGTGGCGTTGGGTGACGTGCCAAAGAATGAAAGCGCGAAATCGTACGCTTTGCTCGCTGTCCCGAAGTCAGTTGCAACGCTGCCCGAGTCGGAATAGATCCGGTAGCGGCTCGCGGATGACAACGGGCCTTGTTGCTCGCTGGTCAGCATTGTGACCACGTTGGGGTTGTCTGCCATTGCCAGTGCGCCGCTTTGTAGCAGGGTGACGGTGACGACGTTATTAATGCTTACACTCATGGTCAAATCCTCTGTTTAAAGTGCTGTTACGCGGATTCTATGATAACAGTAAAAGGGTTACGGCGTATCTTGTGGGATTGGTGTCAACCCCAGCGCCTTGATGTGATCTTGCGCTGACTCCAGCCTGTCACCCAGTATCACCGCGATAACGTCCGGTGTGGCTATGCCGCCGTTGATCTGTAGCAGTGCCTGTGATCGTGTGGCGGCTGCCAAGTCCATGTCGGGCGCGTGGTCAGGGGCTTGTAATGGCTGGCCTGCTATCTGTGCGAATATTGGCTTAGCAACCGTTGAGGATACAGCATACAAATTACCTTCTGCGTCCTGCCACGCTGCCGTGTTGAATGTTTTATCGTCTGCTGCTGATTCACCTAAAGCCAGAGCCAGTTGATTGGCTTCTGCAATTAAGGGTTCAGGCACAGCTATGGTTGCACGTTGTTGGTACTTAGTCATCATATCAGTAGCCTCCGGTTACTGAAACTGTCCAGCCGCGTGAGCGTAGGGTGTCGATAGCTGCCTCGCCTGTTGATGACGGGGCAGAGCCGCCTGATTGGTCAAATGCTCTTGTGCCTGAATCAATACCTGAAGTTGCTAGTGATACTAGAATATTATCTATTGATTCTTGTGACAGGTTAGTATCAGTGAAAGCGAGTGTAAAATCACCACCTTTAATATTAATCAAAAGCATTAGCTGGAAAACTAGTTAATGAAGTACAATTATACCATGCTAAAACAAAACTAAGTACCACTAGATGTA